GAGAGCGAGTCGGTAAAAACTTAGACTTACCCTCTGAACATTTTAATCTGTTTAAGGGAAACAAAACAAAAATAACAAGGAGTAAATAAGATGAGTGAAGAAGCAAGAGACGTAGTAAAGAAGGAAGGCGGTCAAGTCGCAACTTTGGACTTTGTAAAAGACTCGGGCATGGGTCTAGAAAACATTGACAAAGAGGACTTAGCATTACCTTTTTTGAAGCTGTTACAATCAGGTTCATACGAGACTAAAAAGAAACATGCAAAGTATGTGGAAGGCGCAGAGCCCGGTATGTTCTATAATACAGTTACAAAGAAACTGTATGATGGTGAAAAAGGTATAGAAGTTATACCTGTTTACTATAAGATGACATACCCTGAATGGGCACCTTTTGAAAAAGCAGAAGGCAGACCTGTGCATAATGATCGAGGGCCTGAGATCATGTCTCAAACAACACAGAATGATAGAAACAAGGACATGTTAGCTAATGGTAATGAGATTATCAAAACAGCTAACCACTTTGTTATCATTTTAGGTAATAAGCCTGAGAAGGCTTTGATGACCATGAAGACTACTCAATTAAAAACGAGTAGACAATGGAACTCACTAATAGAGAACGAGTTTGAAAGTGATCCTAGTAGTGGAAAGTCGGTGCCTGCACCAAGATTTTCAAGGATCTATAAATTAAACTCAGTAGAAAACTCTGGTAGTTTTTCTTGGCATGGTTACAGCGTAAGTCTGTTAAGAAAGGTAGATAATGCTAGCCTCTATCAAATGGCTAAAGAATTCTATGGTTCTTTAAAAAGAGGTCAACAAAAAGCTGAAGCCTCAACAGAGGACGCTAACTACTAATTCTTTCTTGAAAGAAAGATAGGGGTGGTAAAGGGAGACTGGAGCCACCCCACCCAGGGATCTTTATGGTTGATGATTTTATAGAATTGTTCACGGGATACCAAGGTGATTTTGGTATAGCGGACATGTCTTCAGCTCAGTTAGATACAGAAAAAAATAAACTTAAACCGAACTACGAATGGGCAGGACGACCCATAACACAAGGTGATTATAAAGATCACATACAGGGTAAGATATCCATAGGTATACAACCATGCAGATTAGATAAAACAACTACATTTGGCTGCATAGATATTGACCCTAAAAACTATTCTAAATTTAAAATAGAAAATTATTTAGCACTATTCCAACAATACAAACTACCTTTGATACCTTTGCTATCAAAGAGTGGTGGTTTGCATTGTTATTTATTTTTAAAAGAACCAATACCAGCGATAGATTTAATATCGGCATTGAAATCTTTTCTACTGCCTCTTGGACTAGATCCCACGACAGAGGTTTTTCCTAAACAGAAAGAACTAAAGGAAGATGATAAAGGCGACATAAAACCAGGTAACTTTATAAACCTACCATACTACAACAACGGACATACGCACCGATACGCTGTAGATAAAGACAATAACAAATTAGACCTACCAAAATTTGTAGAGTTTGCAAATCAAAACAAAATAGGCAAAGACGATTTAGAAAAATTAGTAACAGAGACATACAAGAATATATTAGTTGGAACTAGCGAAGAGTTTGAAGATGGTCCACCATGTCTAGCACTATGTTCAAAGAGAAAGTTAGACGATGGTAGAGATAGGTTCATGTATAATTACATGGTCTTTGCTAAAAAGAAATACAAAGATAAATGGCCAGATCATGTTGCAAAAGCAAACTATAATTATTTAGAAGACCCATGGGATAAAGCTAAGTTAGATACCAAGCTAACTGCATGGAAGAAAGATACAGCAGGTCATACATGCTATGAAGATCCTATACAAAGCAAATGTATGCGTAGTCTATGTTACTCTAGGCCATTCGGTGTCAAATCAGACAGCATCACCATGTTTCCTGATATTACAGACTTTGAGATTATAATGTATGCAGAACCTGAATACAGGTTTAACGTGGCATTACCAGATGGTACAAAAGCTGGAGTGATAGCAGGTAACAGGCGACTGATAACAAAGCAGACAGAACTATTAGATTTGATATGGGAGCAAACTGGTATCTACCATGAGCCACTAAAAGCAAAAGACTTTAGAGCAAAGCTAACAGAGATTAGAAAGAACTCTGTTAAGATATCACCACCTGCAGGTACGCAGATAGAGGATAGATTAAGAGAAGAATTATATCAATACTGTGTCAACGGGCCAAGAGCTAAACAAAGAATACAGATAAATAGTGGGTCATGTCTAACAGAAGAGGGCTATCATTACTTTAGATTTAATTCTTTTATAGATCATCTAGGTGCAAGTTGGAAAATACCAGAGGAGAGAATAGCACAAAAACTAAAAGACAAGTGTGGTGTAGAGTTTAATCACTCTTTAAACGTAGATAATAAAACTGTTAAAGTATGTAGATTAGAACAGATGCATATAGATAAAATAGAATACAAACCAGTAGAAAGAAAAGGCGATAACTACTAATGAGATATAAAGTTGTAGGTCCACCGGGCACAGGTAAAACTAGAAGACTATTAAATAATGTGCAAAGATACTCTGACATAGGTGTGCCTTTAAATAAAATAGGCTACTTTGCATTCACTCGTAAGGCTGCAGGTGAGGCAAGAGATAGATTTTTAAAAGTAAAAACAGAACTTACAAAGAAAGATATAAGATACTTTCAAACACTACACTCTTTGGCATTTAATACTCTTGGCCTCAAAGAAGAAAACGTCATGCAGGAACTAAACTATAAAGTAATAGGTGAGACTTGTGGCATACAAATAAAATATGCATCATATGAAACTAATAACTGGAACGGTATCTTTTCATCTGACAGTGAATATTTAAGCATGATAAACCTTGCAAGAGTTAGAGAGATATCCGTCATGGATCAATTAGATAGAAACGAACACCTATCAAGAATAGAACGAGATAAACTAGATGCCATAGAACAAGAGATAAATAGCTATAAGAAAGTATTTGGTCTGATTGATTTTACTGACATGATACAAAAGTTTTTAGATAAAGGTGTTTCACCTAAGTTTGATGTTATCTTTGTAGATGAGGCGCAGGATCTATCTTTAATACAATGGTCTATGATAAAAAAGATTGAGAAAGATACAAATTGTGATGTATGGGTTGCAGGAGATGATGACCAAGCTATCTTTGGTTGGGCTGGTGCAGATGTAGATTCTTTTATAAACTGGGAGGCGCAGGAGATACCTCTAAAACAATCAGAAAGAGTGCCGACTATTATACAGAAAAAAGCATTAGATGTCATTGATAGAATACAAGAAAATAGGATTGACAAAGAGTATTTTCCAAAGGCTGAATCTGGAGAGATTTTTGAAAGATATAAATTATCTGACATAGACATGTCGAAAGGTGATTGGTTAATTTTAACAAGAACTAAATCATTATTAAAACCTGTTATTACTTTTTTAAAAAAGAAAGGTTTCTTTTTTAATACTGCACAGGGTAACAGTATAGGTAAGAGTTTATACGAAGACATACAGAACTGGTCTAAGTTACAAAAAAAGATAGAGTTACCAGAGATACAAGTACAAAGAATTAGAGAAAGAATAGAGGGTTCAATGAACTTATCTTTAAAATGGTATGATGTATTTAACAAACTAACAGACAGTCAAATAACTTACATGAAGTTATTACTATTAAATGGTGAGAATCCTACAGAGGATGCAAGAATAAAAGTGTCAACAATACATGGAGCAAAAGGTGGTGAGGCCACAAACGTAGTATTATTTTTAAATGAAACAGCAAACACAATTAAAGGAGCAAAAAAATCTGCAGCTAAACAAGATGAAGAATACAGAGTTTGGTATGTGGGTATTACACGAACTATGAAAAATTTATATTTAATAAAATCACAAAACAAATCTAAGGAGTTTAAATTATGAGTGCATATGACAAACAAATTTCTGGTGCACACTATATCAGTTTTAAAATACAGCCCTCTAAGTTTATAAATGATAATAAGTTGCTTTTTGCAGAGGGTAACGCTATAAAGTACATATGCAGACACCCGCACAAGGGGAAAAAGGATGACATATTGAAAGCCATACATTATTTAGAAATGATAATTGAAAGAGATTATAAATGATATTTAAGGCACAGACTGAGTGGGTTAAACCCAAAGAGTTTCCGGATCTAAGATTTTGTGAAGAGATTGCAATTGACTTAGAAACACATGACCCAGATTTAAAAACTATGGGATCTGGTTCTGTGATTGGTAAGGGTAAGGTTGTAGGTATTGCAGTTGCAACAGATGGCTACTCTGGATACTTTCCATTCGATCATGAAGGTGGTGGTAATCTAGAAAAAAGTAAAGTAATTCAATGGTTTACAGACATTTGTAAAACTACTTCTACAAAAATATTTCACAATGCCATGTATGATGTGTCATGGATCAGAGCCATGGGTATAAAAATTAATGGTCGAATAGTTGATACGATGATTGCAGCATCACTCGTAAATGAAAATAGATTTAGATATGATCTTGGATCACTGGGTTGGGATTATTTAAGTCAAGGTAAAAACGAAACAGAATTAAACAACGCTGCAAAAGAATGGGGTGTGGATCCTAAAGCTGACATGTGGAAGATGCCTGCAATGTATGTTGGTAATTATGCTGAACGTGATGCAGAGTTGACTCTAGGTTTATGGAAAACCATGCAAAAAGAAATAAAGGACCAAGATTTAAAATCTATTTTTGATTTGGAAACCGATCTTTTTCCTTGTTTGGTTGATATGCGTTTTTTAGGAGTAAGAGTAGACGTTCAAAAAGCTCACACATTAAAGCAGCAGTTAGCTGAACAAGAAAAACAATTGCTACAACAAGTACATAAAGAAACACAAGTAGACGTTCAAATATGGGCTGCAAGATCGATTGCGAAAGTGTTTGATAAATTAAATTTAGAATACGAGAGAACTTTAAAAACACAAGCACCTTCTTTTACTAAAAACTTTCTCTCTACTCATGAACATCCTTTAGTGCAATGTATATCAAAGGCTAGAGAGATAAACAAGGCACATACAACATTCATAGATACTATTATAAAACACGAACATAATGGTAGAATACATGCCGATATAAATCAAATTAGATCGGACACAGGAGGAACAGTAACTGGTAGATTTAGTTACTCTAATCCTAACTTACAACAAATTCCTGCCCGCAACAAAGATTTGGGTCCATTGATCAGATCCCTCTTTATACCTGAGTCTGGTTGCGAGTGGGGATGCTTTGACTATAGTCAACAAGAACCAAGACTAGTAGTTCACTACGCATCCCTTGATCAAGATACAAGTGTCTTTAGTGTTAAAGATTCTTACATGCATGATGATGCAGACTTTCATACTGTCGTTGCAAAGATGGCCGACATACCAAGAAGTCAAGCTAAAACAATTAATCTTGGATTATTTTATGGTATGGGTAAAGCAAAACTACAAGCAGAGCTAGGAGTATCTAAAGAAAAAGCAGATGAACTATTTACAATTTATCATGAGAGAGTTCCGTTTGTAAAATCGTTAATGAACTCTGTATCAAATAGAGCGCAACAACGTGGACAAATAAGAACTTTACTTGGTAGACTGTGCAGGTTTCATTTATGGGAACCTAGTAAGTTTGGTATGCACAAGGCTTTACCTTTTGATCAGGCTAGACAGGAACATGGAGCAAGTATCAAGCGTGCTTATACTTACAAAGCTTTGAACAAATTAATTCAAGGTAGTGCTGCAGATATGACAAAAAAATCTATGTTAGAACTATATAAGGAGGGCATTGTTGCACACATACAAGTGCATGATGAACTAGATATATCTGTGGAAGATGATATAAAAGCTAAACGTATAAAAGAGATTATGGAATCCGCAGTTGAATTAGAAATACCAAACAAAGTGGATTATGAATTTGGTAAGAACTGGGGAGATATAAAATGAGGATTGACTATGGCTTACTTAAATGCAAATATACCCGCAACATATGCACAAATAAGAAGGGAGTATTTATATGATCTTAAAAAACATCATGGAGAAGTCGAAGACTGTATTATCTTCGGCATATCATCTATTGCTGGAAGTGCTATTTTATTTCATGCGATTATGGAGAACGGGGCTATCTTTTATCGTCTCCCGATATCTGCCTTCATACAGAGGGGTTTTAGACAAGAAGATGTTCCTAAACGTAGACTTGATGAACTTCAGCTTTGGAATTGTTTTAGTTATTATCCTGCTGTTACTAGTTGGGATATAATACAAGGCACATCTGGAAAATATATAGGTAAAGACAAACAATGGCATCACGGTAAATACTTATTTACTGTTGACTTTGCACACCCAGAGTCTAATATATTAGATACCGAGCACTCGGAAATACCGCACGAACATAAGTGCGCCCACATACTTGCCTTAGATGATGGCAACTATGCAGCACAGCCAAATAACAGGATAATATGGAATTTACCGTCATTCACGGTCAAAGACGAGACTCCTAAGTGGAAAGTGCAAACATCAGAATGGAACGTAGAAGACACAGGCAAGTGGCAAACTGCCGATACTGACGACTTCTTTTACGAAATTGAGGAGAAGAAAAATGATTAAAGATATTTTA